CAATGACTATCGTACACATAAGGGGCAGTGCAGTTGAAACCCGACTTTATCAAATGCTTAGAAGTAAAATTGTTGACCACTCAAAAATAATTGAATTATATAAACAAGAAGTACTTGACAATGTCTAAACAAGACATATAATACAAGAACCACAACAAAAAGGAACTAACTATGGNCTTACAAGTTCAGGAAGAAAAACCCCCAGTTGATGTTGATATGCTCGCACAAATCTATATCAAGATGCGTGACAAGCGTTCAGCACTCAAACAAGAGTATGAGAAACAAGACAAAGCAATTCAAGCTCAAATGGATATCATTGAGGGCGAGTTATTAGACTTGTGCAAAACTCTCAACACAAACACTCTTGGTACAACTCACGGCACGATTGTTCGCTCGGTTAAGTCACGGTACTGGACGAACGATTGGGATTCTATGTATCAGTTCATCAGAGAACATGATGCGTATGGCCTACTTGAGAAACGAATTCAGCAAACGCATATGAAGGAGTTTCTTGCGGAGAATCCTGATGTTTATCCCCAAGGGATGAATGTCGAAAATCAATTTACCGTGGTTGTTAGACGTAAAAAGGAAGAATGAAGATGAGCAATATTGCTTTAATGGATCAAGCGCTACCTGACTTTCTGCAAGCCGCACCAGTCAGCGAATTAACCAAAAGCCTAGCGGGTAAATCGGGTGTCCCCCGTATTGTGCCCAAAAATGGAATCTTTCGTAAGATGCTCGGCACTGATGAACAAGGCAAAGTCAAGGGTGACTTAGAGGTTGTGATTATTAACGCATCACCAAAAGTGGGGCGTATATTCTATGCGAAGGCATGGAATCCTGAAGCAGAGCCAANANCNCCTGATTGCTTTTCTAATGATGGTCAGTCCCCTGCTAAAGGTGCGGCCAACCCACAGGCTGATCGTTGCGATGCTTGCCCCAACAACATTAAAGGTTCAGGTCAAGGCACGTCTAAGGCTTGTAGATATACACGCCGTATCGCCGTGGTGCTTCAGGAAGATTTTGGTACTTCATTAGAAGGCCGAGTCTATCAAATGAATTTAGCATCTATGTCTTTGTTTGGNACAGGCGCTCCTAATGATAACAAGTTTGTATTTGAAGACTACACCAAGTATTTGGCTAACAATGGCAAGAGCCTTGAATACCTTGTGACTTCAGTTAGCTTCAATGAAAACAACGACAACCAGTCGGTGCTCTTCACACCCATGCGCCATATCACTAAGGATATTTATGAAGTGACAAGCAAAGTAGCACAGCGCCCTGACGTGCAGAAGATGGTAGTTATGACACCATACGAAGCACAGATGAGCACAACCAAAGTGTTGCCTACGCCTATNCCAGTGGAAGAGCCAGTCAAACGGCCCAAAGCTGAAACCCCCGTTGTCATGCCAAAGAAAGAATTGGATGANGTTCTTGAAGCATGGAGTAAGGAATAACTATGAGCTATGGATACAGTCAACGTTTAATTGAAGCCAATAAAACGGCAGGTGATTCGTTGGGTGTAGTCCTTGGCCGATTCTGTATTGAACGAGAGATTTCGGTTAACGAGATTGCTGAGTATCTAGGTGTAAGTCGGGCTACGATTTACAATTGGTTTTGGGGTACTCATACCCCTGCTCGGGAACACGGCGACCATATCTCTTTNTTCATACGTCAGCATAAAAAGCGGAAGTAAACATGTTTGATCTACTGGATGCTGTTCTACCAGCAGAGGGTAGGTACTGCGTGTTTGGTCTGGGTAAGTTTCCAGACCAGCGCTTCTGTGATACACGTGCTGAAGTTGATGCAATAGCCCAAGAGTTTGTTAAGAACAACGTCAATGCGTTCTATGGTTGTGCTAAGTATGGGGATTTGAACAACAGAACCCATATCAATGCCAAATACTTTAGAGCGTTATGGATAGACGTCGATTGTGGTGAAGCTAAAGCAGATGAAGGCAAAGGCTATCGCACTCAAGCGGAAGGGTTAAGAAAATTCAAAGAGTTTTGCACCACTACTAAACTACCTGCACCCATCATTGTCGATTCAGGCTACGGCATTCATGCCTACTGGCTACTTGAAGAGACGATTGGGCGTATGGAATGGGAAGCATTGGCCGACAGGCTACATGAGTTGTGCAAAGAGAATGAGTTTATTGTTGACCCTGCTGTTTTTGAAGCATCCCGAGTACTGAGAATCCCTGGAACTTTTAACTACAAGGGCACTGACCCTGCTGAAGTAAAGGTAATAAACGACATCTCCAAGCGTATTCCTTACGCTACGATGAAAGAACTACTCGGCGCACCCGAGCCTAAAGAACAAGTGCCTGACTTTATACCCAGAGGGTTAAGCCCTTTGATGAGTCAGTTGGTATCGAACCGAGTGAAGCGGTTTCAAACAATCATGTTGAAGTCGGTGAANGGTGANGGCTGTGCTCAGCTATTACACTGTTTTCAAAATCAAGACACCATTGAATATAACGTGTGGCGCAGCGCATTATCCATTGCGTCTTTTTGCGTAGACAGAGACTCAGCTATTCATAAGATGTCGAGTAAACATCCCGAGTACGATTTTAATGAAACCGAACGAAAGGCTGATAATTTAGTTAAGACAGGTGCACCGCACCACTGCGCAACGTTTGATAAAAACAATAAAGGATATTGTGATGGATGCACACACCGTGGAAAGATTAAGTCGCCTATTGTATTGGGCGAAGAGATTGCTGAAGCTGATGATGAAGATAACACCATTGAGGTGGAGAGCGAAGAAGGAATTGTAGAGACGCATCATATACCTGAGTATCCGTTTCCTTTTTTCCGTGGTAAGAATGGCGGTATCTACCGCCGAGGAGATGACGAAGAAGATGATGTTGTTCAAGTCTACGAACATGACTTGTACGTACTAAAGAGGCTGATTGATCCTGATGCTGGCGAAGTAGTTTTAATTAAACTGCATCTACCAAAAGACGGGATAAAAGAATTTGTCGTTCCATTGACGGCAGTGACAGTTAAAGAAGAATTAAGAAAAACATTGGCGCACTATGGTGTGGTCTTGTTTACCAAGCAATTGGAGCAAGTGTACATCTATATGGTGACAGCAATTAAAAACATGCAAGTAGAAAAGAGGGCAGACATTATGAGAACACAGTTTGGTTGGGTGGACAATGACAGTAAGTTTGTAATCGGTGAGCGAGAGATTACCAAAGATGGGGTGTTTTATAGCCCGCCATCCACAACTACAAGAGGTATTGTAGAACACTTAAGTCCAATGGGTACCCTTGATAAGTGGAAAGAAGTNTTTAATTTATATAGCCGACCCGGTCTTGAGGGTCATGCGTTTGCGGCACTGACTGCATTTGGTTCACCGCTATTGAAGTTTACAGGGATGAGCGGGGCTATTATTAACTTGATCCACGAGCGCTCAGGATCGGGTAAGTCAACGGCACTCTTTATGTGNAACAGCGTATATGGGCATCCCGTTAAGTTGGCATCGCAGTGGAAAGATACTCCTCAGTCTAAGATGCACCGACTAGGTGTGATGAACAATTTGTCCAACACAATTGACGAAATTACAAACACGTCCCCTGCAGAGTTNTCCGACTTGGCCTATAGCATATCGCAGGGTAGGGGCAAAGATAAGATGAAGTCAGATAAGAATGAGATGCGTCTCAACCTTACATCGTGGAACAACATGACTTTATCTTCGGCCAATGCCAGCTTTTACCAAAAGCTTGGGGCGTTAAAGAATACTCCCGATGGCGAGTCCATGCGCTTAATTGAGTACAAGATCGAGCCAACTAACATCATTGATGTGGCGTTGGGTAAGCAGATGTTTGACCATCAACTGCGGGAAAACTATGGACATGCGGGGGAGATTTATGCCCAGTGGCTAGTTAACAATCTTGAAGAAGCTAAAGATTTGATCAAGCATATTCAAGCTAGGATTGACAAAGAAGTTCAGTTTACTGCGCCCGAGCGGTTTTGGTCGGCAGTNTGTGCATGTAATATTGCAGGTGGTTTGATCGCCAAGAAGCTAGGATTGCACGATTACGACATGAAAGCTGTTTATAAATGGCTAGTCAAGATGCTTAGCGAGATGCGCGAAGACGTGAAACCTCCAGTGGATGTGCCTTTTACAGTATTGGGAGATTATTGCAACGCCCATGTTGCTCATACTTTGGTGGTAAACGGTGAAGTTGATTCCCGAAGTGGGCTTAATAGCGCACCGCTGTTGGAGCCTAAGCAGGAGCTGNTAATACGTTACGAGCCGGATACCAAGATACTTTACATGGTGGCCAAACCGTTTAAAGATTACTGTGTTAAGTTTCAAATTAACCATAAAGAATTACTTGTAAAGCTAAAAGAAATAGGGGTGTACAAAGAAACTATGAATAAACGCATGGCCAAGGGTATGAAGGTTGTGTCTCCTGCAGTACGAGTACTGATGTTTGACGCTTCATCCAATGAATTCTTACAGATTGAGCCNAATGAAGATAGAGACAGTGAGCTACCAGATCAATTGGAAACGGTTTAGGAAAGGGACTTCTTTCTTTGTGCCATGTATTGACGTCGAGGCTGCGCGTGAAGCACTGCGTATAGTAACGAAACGGTTAAAGATTAAAACAATNTCACAATGCGTAGTTGAAGAAGGAATTAAAGGATTGCGGGTTTGGCGTGTTTAAATTACAATAAACCCATCAGCTTCTTGCAGTTGCTGATTTCCTGAGAAAGTTAGTTCCTTTCTTTGCACTTAAAACCCCGCCTCTGTGCGGGGTCTTTTTATTTGTCGTCCATTAATGGAAATAGTGCGGGGGCAAACAACTCTTGGTTTTGTTTGTTAGTTCTAATACCTCTGACTGCCTCTGCAGAAGCTTTTTCATCTGCTTTAATTGAAGTTCTAACTTCATCTTGAGTCAATTTGTATTTAGGATAACGCGCGTTAAACTTTAGACGCTCATCATCTAATTTATCATAAGCTTCAGCATCTTCTTTTCTATACTGAGTCTTTAAGTTGGTTACCAAATCTTGCCGTTTAAATTTTATTTGTTGGTCTAGTTGGGCAAGTTTAAATGCCAAATCTTGAGCATGAGAAAGTTCAGCCGACTTAAATCCTAGGGCTTGATATACCAGCATACCTGTTGTGTATTCATCTTTGGTTAAGATTTCGTCGCCTTTGACATTCTTAGCGCCTTCTGTTGCNTATTTATGANTAAGAACCAAGTTTCTAATTCCTGCGGGCATTATTTTTTCTGCCGCTTTTTCTACATCCCCATTGACCATTGCTTGAGCACCATCAGCCCAATTTAAAATCATATTGATGGCAGGGCCAGCCTTTTGTATAGCGTAGGCAATAAGTTCTTCACGCTCAGTTCGAGTTGCTTTAACATCCCTAAACCACATGTCATTGAGCCCAAACTTAGTACTAAAATCTTCACCCGTCATTGCAGTGGGTACACCATAGAGCAATATGTCACTAACTTTCATACCCATAAATGTCTTACCACCAAAGACTTCAGGCATGTGTACACGAGTCCACCAAGTTAAATAATCTAAATCTTGTAATTCAGCGGGCATATCATCTTTATGATCATCCCAAAACCCACCCATCATACCCAGCACAATGCTAAACATAGGTAAGCC